CATCTTACTCGCCTCCGATCCGCCAGTGCGGAGTCGTACCAAACCGGTTGTCCGACCAGCTTATCACCTTGCAGTGCTTCTGGAACACGGCTTTCAGATCTGCCGGTCTTTCAATCTCGATCTGGCTCTCTCCCAGGACAATCTGATCATCATTCTGTATGGTCCAGTATCCATAACCGCCACAGCAGGCGAACTGATCCGGCGGAAGATACTGCCCTGCTTCCGGAATATCCGCGGGAATCCGGATTTTGTAAACCTCCGCACTTTTCAGTCCGTTATCCGTAACTGCAGTCTTATGGTCCACACGGACGTGGACACCATGCAAAACGGTTCGGATCCAGGTATCGTAATGTGTGGAATCACCGCTTATTCTGTTATAAACTGTCACATCTGCATTTGTGATCACACCGCACCCCTACCTTTCTTGACAGCCATCCAGTAGGGAGAAGATAAGGATATACCGCATCATACACCTTTTTCTTCACCATCTCTTCCGCTGTCTTTCCATCCGTCTGCTCTGTGACATAGGTCACACTGTAGCCATCGTTATTTTCTGACTTCACCAACGGGGTTCCTGACTGTTGCTGCGCATTGTATTTGTAATAAACCTCTGCTGCAGCACAGACCGCATCCTTTACCACGTCATTTTCCACGGCAAAGATATCACCTTTCACATAGGTCAGATGCCGGATATAGGCTTCCGCCTGCCTTTCGGCTTTTCGGAAGTCCTGTTCCGGAATGGTTTTTCCTCCATATTCATCTGCATAGTATCCATACGTGATCTGCATGGATTATCACCTTCCCTTACTCGCCAGCTTTCAGAATTGCAAACGGGCATCTCTTGGTTTTATCGGTCTTCAGTGCGTTAATCGGGTTTGGAATTTCCCATCCGAGACGCATTACTGCACGAAGCGCAACCATATCATTCTGCATCAGGTTATATGCAATTGTGCCGTCCGTATTCTGGACAACGCCTTCCGTAAACAGTTTGAATGTAATATCCTGTCTGATGGAATATACCAGCTGTGAGAAATCTCCGGAAATCATAAGTGCCTTTGACTTATCAAACGCTCCATTGTTCGGGAAGTTCATTGGTGATCCATCCAGTGCATACTGAGTAGAACCCTGCAGATCCTGTTTAAACAGCGGATCTCCATTTGCGTTTTTCAGACCTCTGAGTTTCGCCCTCATAGAAATGTCCGCCATGTGACCATTTACAAAGTATCCGCAGTCTTCAATATGCGCGATCACTCCGTCCTCTGCCATGATCTTGTCATACAGACTGTCCGCAGCTCCTAATGTTACGACTGCTCCCGCTTTTGTCGCGGTTGTAACCACGTCTTCTCTCCATGTGTTCGGTTTATTTTCACCGAACAGCACTGCGCTGTCGATAACCTTCCCAAATGCTTCTGTAACTCTCGGTTTTACTTCTCCCCAGATGTCATACTCAGAATCATCCAGAACTGCTTCCGGAATCGGAACAATAACCGCAATCTCTTCGGCGATGATAAACTTCTTATCCCATGCCTGCTTTGTAGTTTTCTTCTGCCCGTTATCGCCATTTACGAAATAAGCGATCGGCAGCATATCCAGTACCGGCATTTTGTACTGCTTGCTTGTCATGTTCGCCAGCTTGCGACCCCTTGACAGGACTGCTGACTGTGCGATCGTTCCCTGGATGATCTCATTGGATTCCTGAATTGGAATCAGAGACTCTGCTCCGGTACGGTCAATGATGCTTACATCTTCTTCAAACAATCTTAAATTCATTCTTCTATTCTGCATTTACTCTACCTCCATTATCTTCGTGCGGCAGCTCTGATCCGGTCATTGATGGAAGCGTTCATATTTCCACCAGCACCATTGGAAGCATTACCTGCTGAAGAATCTGCAATACGGTAAGAACTACCACCTGCATATCTTGGATTCTCCTTCAGGAACTTCTCTGCTGCCTTTTCAAATGTCGTTTTATCATCTACCATTTTGGAAACCTTGTAAGTCACATAGTCCAGATCATCGGCCTTGACACCTTTTCCGGATAAGAACTTCTCGTTCTTCATCTGCTGGACTTCATTTCTGGAATTTTCCAGATCCTGCTGCAGCTGTGTCACATTCGGCTGATTCTTTTTCTGCTGTTCCTTATAATCGGCAATTGCCTGATTCACCTGCTGCTCTGTCATTCCCTGCTGCTGAAAATAGGAACGAAGCGCCGCTTTTTCAGCTCTGTCTGCTCTCGCATTGGCAATCTCTTCTGCCTGCGCAAAGCTGTATGAACCCTGGTTTCCTGATCCACCGGCATTTCCCTGGCTGCCGTTACCCGCTCCAGCGTTTCCACCCTGTCCACCAGAGCCAGCTCCGCCGCCGTCTTCAAAGAGCTGTAAAAACATTCTTTTTCTCATGCTTACCTCCAAATATGAGTGTTTTCCAGAGCTTTTTCTGTCTTCATGTTTTGGACATAATAAAAAGCACCCTCACTGGATGCTCATTTACTCAAACTGTATGCAATTGTATTCCTGGTCAATTACTGCAATCCCCAGGAACCATGAATCAATCAGAAGCTTTCCACCATCTGACAGATCTTCCCATTCGATCACAGTCATTCCGCTGGCTGTTTCTCCCCGGATTCTGTCACCTGTCAGATCTTTCAGGGAATTGATCAGGTTGCAGGTCAGTGCTGATACTGCCGCACATACCCGATCAATCCCATCCGGACTCTTCCTGCCGGCATGACCATTCATACAGATGCTGTGATCTGTTATTTTTATTGTTATCATAAATTCTTTACTCCTTTGACTCTATGATGGTTACTGTTCCTTCAAAGACTCCAAAATTTGACTGCTGTTGGAATGTATGGGTTTCAGCAATATCCTCATTAGTCATTGGTCTTGTAAGGTACCATAAAGAATTATCTTTCCAGGTAATTTCTTCCAGTTTCTGATTTGGCTCAAGCTTTATCGTTGTCTTCCCACCATAACTTTTCGTGGCGGTCTGGCATCCAGTTAAACTTGCTATCAATATGCTGATAGCCGTTAATACTGCTACTGCTTTCTTTTTCATTACCGGCCTCCTAAAAATAAGTACAAAAATACCACCGGTCATTTCGACTGGTGGCAACTATTCAAACTCTTTAAATTTAATTCCGTTTTTGCATTCCTCTTCATAACCAGAAAAAATTACATCCTCCGGTATCCCATCTGGAAATGCTTTACAAGTCATCTCTTCACTATTTTCATTGAAATTACTGCACAGCATACACTTTGGCAATGTCATTCTAAACCCTCCGCCAATGAAGGATATATTTTCTGATAAGTTTTCTTGCTTCATCTGGAATCCACTCTCCGTTTCTATACCTAACAAACGCCTCCGCTAAGCACTCTCGACCGTCTTTGCTTCTATCTGCATATCCTGAAATTCCTGCTATGAACTGCCTTCTTATTTTTTCATTTAACTCTATATATTCCACTTCTGATACGCAGTTCTGAAATGGCATTATATGCGCCATTTCATGCGCAATGTAATCTTCAAAATTCTTTCCCGCCATTACACCATCATTGTACCATCTCGGCATAATAGTTTCAACTTTTCTATAATCTTGTTTGTAATTCAAAACAAGTCCATGTCTCAGCATTCCATTTTCATCCAAGTAAGCACCTGTTGCAAAAATATCATTTTTCTTTAGTTTTCCGCCTTTAATAGAATCTAAGTAAATCACGTATTCCGAATCCAGCTTCTTTATCGCCGCATTGATTTTCGCTTCAATTTCTTTACTTAATCTCGCTTCCTTGGAAACTGTATCCGGAATAGAAATTCTCATCTTTAGATCATACTGGCTCGGTGCAATTCTTCCTCGTCCATCAATGTATATCCTTTCTCTTTCCTCTTTCAGTCCCATTTTCCGAGAAAATGCTGCATATTCATTAAGCTGTCCCTGATATTTGGCTTTTTGGAGCATAACTTCTTGCCGATCAGCACCGCCATCCTGAAGCATCTGTACCTTTTCTCGCTGCGCTCTCATTGCTGTTTCCATTTGGCGTTGTCTCTGCTTTGCCTCATACAGAGTGTACGCTTTGCCCCGGAACTCTTTTGGTTTGCTTTCCTTCCGGTTCTGTTCTTCGAGCCAGTCATCCGACCAGTTGCGTTGTGAAATTCCGAGAAAGAATGGATAATAAGTATGATAACAGTTGGCTCCCAGAAGTCCTGTCACTGTACCAAGTCCACAAACTGAATACAATTGCTCTTTTGTCCAGACCTGACCTTGCCATACTGCATGAGTAGGACGGGCCCCGGCATGCCACTCAACCTCAAAATACTCTGTTCCGAGCTTCTTGGCATTGTAGTCTGCTATTTCTCCGGTAAGATTTGTCACACCAGTCATCACAGCTCTTCTAGCAGCCACTTCTACCCGGCTTGCGTATCCGGATCCGTACTCAATCTTCCGAAGTCCACTGTTGGTAAGCTGCGTAACTACTCTTCGTAGCACGCTACCATAATCAAAAGCACCGGTCACAATATCATAACAGGCATTGTCCAGATAGTTGCTGTAGACCTGTGATAGTGGTGTCAGGACTTTCTTGCCATTGTAATCTAAGTAAAAGCCAAGTGACTTAGTTACATTCTCCAGATCTTCCAGACTCTGCCGGATAATAGCATCTGTGATCTGCTTGAGCTGTTCATTCTTCTCAAACAGGATAAACTCTGCATTGATCTGTTCGTAAATGTCCTTATTCCGGACGTATTCCCAGTCGATCACTTTATCGTACAGCTCAAACATTTCCGGATAAGACGCATCCAGTGTTTTCTTGATCTCTCTTTCGATATCCTCGGAAGAATATCCCAGAATCCGTAACCGATTGATCTGCCAGTCTGCTGTACTGGTGATCTCACCGGTCTTTTTGATCCGCCGGGCAATGTCCTGCAGGATCTGCTCTTCCAGACCTATGTACCGCGCTGCAATCTTACTGGCAATCTTTTCTTTGTAATCATCCCGCATCCTACTCCATCACCTGATTCTGCTCTGGCAGATTCTTTTTTGCCTGTTCTACAGTTTCACCATACCATTTTGCACGGTACTCTTCATGCCGCATAACACCCATGCTGACGTCCTGACGGTCCTGCTGACGCTCTGCGCCCTTATCCTCAATGATAGAATCATCAAAGTCAATCACAACGTCCGTGTTCTGATCCAGTGTATTGCCGGTTACAATACCGAGACGGATAATGATTCTGATCAGCCTCTTCAGGACATCTTCCAGAATTGTCTCATGCTTCTTTAACATTCGGTACATATCTGAGTTCTCGGAAATAATCTCGGTCGCTGTCTTTGCCCCAGCTCCGTCAAATCGGTATCTTTCCGTACCGAATCCACATTTCAGAGACAGATAATTCAGATCATCATTGATTGCCTTGCTGTGCTGTTCTACCCGGAGGCTCATATCCACTTCCTTGATCAGACCGGTCTGGCTCTTATCGTAATCTTCCGGAAGCGAATAGAACACACTGTCATCCGGATCAAAGCTTGGAGATCCGTCTTCGTTCGTCAGCATTTCCGGAGCGACAAAGATTCTTTTTCTTCCAAGATCAAACTCATTGCAGTAAGAATCAAACTCCATATCCAGCTTTTTAAGCGTATCAATGGCATTTGCAAAAATCGCAATTCCCATTGGATTGCATTCATCCGCATTGTTTGTGATATTCAGCCTGTCAATGACAAACTGTGGTTCTGTGGATCCTGTCTCTGTTCTGGCTGCCAGATTTGCAAATGGTTTCAGCTGTTTCCACTCCTGTTCTGTCAGCTCACGTCCTTCTGCACTGCCTTTCGTGCATTCCAGGACATTATTTTCGATCACATACATCCCATCTGGCTCAATCCGATGGAACTGAATCTGCACGTATTTCTTCTGGCGAACAGTATGGACAAACGTAAAAACGCATTCTGTGACGTTCCCGTTATTCCAACTGACCGGATAGATGTTCTTGGCATCCACATAGTTGATTCCAATCTCACCTGCAGATATCGTTCCGTCTTCCTGTACAACCGCATTGTACAGATAAGGGATATATGCCACGGTCCCGGAATACGCTTTCCGTTCCTGGTAATCATTTCCCATAACCAGAAAATGATTGTTATCCAGAACCTTCCGCACAAATTCCTGTGTCGTTTCGTCTTCCAGTGTGATCATAACTCTCTCATTCAGCAGCAGATCAGCAATGTCTTCCGACAGCTTCTTTGCCATTCCCATGCTTTTCCTGCGACATCGTTTACTTGTCCCGCGTCCGGTATACACCTTGTAGAACGTAAACTGCCGGACATTGGAATTATACCAGCTGATCCACTCATCGATCTTCCGGTAGAACGAAGCATCCACCGTATCAATCCCCTTTTTCCTAAAATAATTAAAGATATTCATCCTCTTCTCTCACCTCCCTGCTGCTGATATCACCTATATTCACATCATCCTCGACTATATCCAATGGCAGCCAATGTTTGATCTTACTCCATGCGCCCATAACCACATAGCGTATGGCGTCCATGCAGTGATCCGCTTCCTTTACCGGCACTTCTTTCCCCTTTTCGATGGATTTCTTATCATACTCGTATGTTCCAAATTCCTGCACTGCGTATTCCTGCTTCGGGGAGATCGACATAATATCGAATACCAGTGCTTTCTGTACCCGGCTGATTCCAAGAGCCACATCATTTTCCGCATCCCGCAAGAATACCTGACAGTCCAGTCCGGTTCTGGTGGCTCTTCTAACCTCTTCTGCCAGACCTTTTGCAGACGGATCCAGAAAAATATAAAAGATCCGGTTTTCATACTGTTCATGTAACTCATCCATGAACTCAACCAGATCTCTTGCATATTCAGACGGGCTCTTCTGTCTTCCAGATTCCCGTCCACTGTGATAATACTCTCCAAGTCCCGGAAATTTCTTCCGGTAAGTGTCCAGACCAAACGCTTCAAATGTTGTTGCATTCTGCTGACCATAGTCACCGCCAATGTAAATCCGGTCATATCTTCTGTCCGGATCCGGCTTCTTTCTGTGCCGATCAGAAAACATATAATAGATCAGCTCATCCACGCCGATCGCTTCACCGAGCCATACCCACCGGTACATTTTCGGATCTGCTTTCTTCATCATCTCAGCGGATGCAATCAGGTCAGGACCTAACCAGTCCACTGGCACATCCCGGTAATCCGTGTGAATATGGATGCAGTCTTCACGCTTTTCCATTTTCTTGCACCACAGATTGATTGGAGCATTCGGATTCTTTGGCGGGTTATACAGATAAATCATCTGGAACCCACCTTTATTTCCACGGACGAACGTTGCCTCAATGTTGGTCAGCTCATCTTCGCCCTCACCATCATCAAAGAACTCTGTCAGCTCATCCAGTACAACCAGCTTGATCGGCTTATCCTCATCGATAATACCTTTCGTATCGTCAATACCGTCTGATCCGGCGAAGTACATCGTTGTCCCATACTTTTTGTAAGTGATTTCCATCGGGGATTTCGTGATCCGGAACTTGTTTTTCGGTATCTGCAAACGGCTGATTCCCCGCAGCATTTCTTTGTATACCGTCTTCCTGAGCTTGTTATGGTGCTTACGCAGCACTACAACAGAACCATTGGCATCTGATACAAGCTGATAGTCTGACCGGATGGAAGCATAACTGGACTTTGTTCCCGCTCTCCCAGAAGTCAGGATGATGTGCTTGATACTCCGGTTGTTAAATATCTGCAGATACTTCGGAATTATGATCTCCGATATCCGGACCTGTTTCTTCTGGTGCGTCATTGATAATCTCTACTCCTTCATCCTCATGCTCGCCATGACCTGAACTTCTGCGGATTTTCTCGGTATCCGCTGCCATTCGCTCTGTCCGGCGTTTCTGCTCTGCATCATCGGCAGCAGTCTGTGCATTCTGTCCGGCATACTGCGCCACAAAATACGCAGCCTTTGTATTTCCTGCCATTGCTTCCTTGATCTGCGCCATAAGCAAAGCCGATTCCAAAGTACACTCAACACCGAGTGACTCTAAAACCGGCTTCCATTCTTCGTTATCTATTTCGGCAGTGAGCAGTAGGTTTAAGGTCTTCCGGAAATCCGCCTTCCTGCGTCTTGCCTGACCACTTGCTTT